ACCTTCTGAAAAATCAACATTAGCTTGTTGTAAGTTTAGTGGCTGTCCACCTGCTGTTTCTGGGGCAACCCTAGACTCTAATTCTGCAGGTACATCAATCTCACCCATGTTTTCCATTTTGTCATCTTGCAACAATTTAGTTTTATTATCTCTAATATTTGCTGCATCTCTTTCTTTAGCTTGAACAAATGATGACTCAACTCTACCAGTAGCTGCAATTCTTTCTCTTTCTAAATCAAACTGACCACGTAGTTCAATTAACTTAGCTTCCATTTCTGCTTTAGCTTGTACTAATTGAATATCAATTTGTGCTTGCATTTGAGCAGTTTGTTGTTTAGCTTGTTCAGCAGCCATTGCAGATTGCTGTTGAATTTGACCATTTTGCTGTTGCATTTGCAACGCTTCTTGTTGTTTTCTTTCCATATTCTTACGCACTTTATATGCTAAGAATAGTTCAGCTTGTTTAATATTTGGTATATTATTCAAACGAATAACATCGCTAATATCTAATTGACCTTGTTGTAAAGCAACTTTAATTAACTCATCTAATTTAGTTTTTTCTTCAGCTGTAGGTTTATCCACAATTGAAATACCAAATGTGTATCTTGTAATATCTGGTGATACTTTTAATAACTCAACAGTTCCTTTACCTAATGAGTCAGCAATTGCAGTACCATCAGTTGTTCTTACAATATCTTGAACTCTTATAATAATAGCTTCAGATAATGATTGAGTAATTTGCTTATCAGAATAAATAATATCACTTAATGCATTATTAGTACCAGAAGCTGCTAATTGAGCAACAGTAGTTAATAACTTAGGGTTAGGAGTAGAGCCATCTGTTAATTCATTTAACCCAAGTGTTTGACGTATCATGTCAAGGTTTTGGTTAATTAAATTCCAGTATTCAGCTATAGCTCCACCTGTACCACCTTGTAATTCTGTAATTGCTGGAGGGTTTGGTCTACCATCAAATGTAGTAGAACGGCTTACTAATACCCCACGTTGTAAATATAAGTCAATAATATCAGAAGGTTTCATTGTTTGTCCACCACCAGATAAACTAACTTCTTCTAATGCTGCAAGGTTAATATTAAAACCTTTAGGCACAGATGTATTCAATTCGTGTTGTAATCTATAGTAAGCTAATTGAATAGCGTCAGCGTAAGGAATGATAGCTTCCATACGGCTGAATGTTTTCATATCAAAGAAATCACAAGCATTTATGTGGTAACTTGATTTAGCACGAGCCATATTAATTGGGTCGCGTTTAATATCGTATTGCTTTCCGTAGTCAAATATGATATCCGTACCAACAATCCATTTACATCTGTATACGCCTTGTACTTGTTTTCTTTTATATTTATCTTTTTTGTTATTATAGTCATCATATGAAGCACGTCCAAATATAGTATTTCCTCTTCTGTCAATTCTTTCTTCACGAACTAATTCATCAGCAGATATAATTTCTAAATCTAAAACTTGTACTTTACCTCTATTCCAAAAGTCAGAATAACTACCATAGTAAGCATTACCTACTGGTGTAGATGGTCTCCATTGGTTAGTAGAAGCATATTTATAAATCATATCAATGTCTTCTTTGGTTAATTCACCATTAGACATTTGAATAACTTGAGCTACTGGAACTTCTAATATTTCTCCTGCGTATCTTAAATCTCTAAAGTCAGGATAAGTACAATAACTTAATATTAATCTTCTTGGGTCAACTCTTCTAAATCCTACTAAATCTCCATCTCTATAATCTTTATATGCTGATACACCATAGTCAAACAAATCTTGTAGTGTTTGTCTGCGTTGGCTTTCGTAATCATTTTGACTAAATGTTAATTCAACAGCTTGTTCTGCTTCCATAGCAGTTTTATGGCGCAACCCAATTTCGTATATTTTAATACCATCAATATCTTCTGGTTCTCCTTCTCCTGGCATAATATCATTAGGCATAGACACTTTATCACCCATCACTTCTTTTTGAGCTTCTCTCATTGTAGCTTTCATCTTCATTAGAGTTATCTGTTGCTCTAATTCAGTTTGCGCTAATGGATCAATTGGGTCTATTTGTACGTCCCAGTTTTGTTTTTCTAATAAACCTAACGCAATTCTTCTAAACTTAGGTATAATAGGTAATACTGACCAGTCAACTACTAACGTATTGTTTGTAGGGTCTTGGTCAGGAGTTAATACTTTTTTGTATCGGTCAATTGTTTGAGAACCACGAGCATAAGTTTTAACCCACTCGTATTTATCTCTACTTCTCCAACCTATTGAACCAAATGGGGTATCCCCATAAGCCGAATACGCAGCTCTACAATACTGCAATAAAAAGGGTTTCTCGGTTTTTCTTTTTGGGTCAATATTTTCGTCTGGAAAATTTACACCGACACTTGATACTATTTCTGCCATCTCAGCAATTAAGTTTAATTTACATTAAATAATACGTTATAAATACTTCCCAAATAAGCGGTTATTGCCTTTTGGTTTATAAAAACTAAAGTAATCTTCTATCCTTTCAGTTTTAACTTCTTTTCTTTTAGGGTTAAATTGTGGGTTATACATCATCATTAATGCATACCCTACAGCCATAGCTACGTCATATTCAGTTGTATCATCAGGACTAAACCCTAACCAATCTTCTAATATTTGCTCGTACCATATGTTATCTATATTGTCATTAATATATTGGTCTGTTAATTCAGCTATGTATATATTGTTTGAAAGCGTAGCTGCAATACCTGGTTTATCTTTACCTGGCACTTTAAAACAAAAGTCAGTATATCCCCTTTTCTCAAAGTAATGGAGTATGCCTGGTTTGTTGTTTTCTATAAGTGCTTGGCAACCATAGTAATGGAGAGCCATCAAACAATCCTCATAAAATACTTCTGGGCTAGGACGTGCAACATATAGCAATACAGGTGCATTATCAGCATCCGTTTGTCTTAATGGATTAGACTTTTTCATTATACATAAAGCCCCATTTGACATTCTTGACTCATGACCTTTACTTACATTAACATGGTCATAAGGGTCAATACCCCCACAATACATATGTTTGTTTTGAGCAAATGCAATATCTCCTTTCCTAGTTACATTATTAACTTGGTCAGGGAACTCTATTATTTGGAATTTACCATTAGGGTTCTCATGGAAGGTAACTGTTCCGTCACGTTTCATATCGTCCCATTGTAAGTTACCAGTAACTACTTTTTTCTTAGCCCACTTAAGTATATCTAATCTATCGTTTAAAAGAATAGGATTAAATACGCAAGTTGATGCATCGGTTTGAAACGCTTCTTTCTCATCTAATGGTTCTTTTCTTTTTGCAGAAGATAAAGCTCTTGGGTCATTCTGTAATGCTTTTCTTTCTTCTAATATATCCATACGCGCTAACTCTTTATTAGCGTTCCCAAATTTATCTATATGACGAGTTTCATCTGCAGGGGTAAAAAACTTATACATGCCTGACTGTGTTCTCCTTCCTTCTTTTGTATTTTGGTCAGAACCTTTCCACATCTGTAAATAAGGCTTACCACCAGCCTCCATTTCCTCTACTGTTGTAGTGTGGAGAGACTTGCCTATAATACGCCCCTCATCGTCCATCAAACAATACTTAACTACGTTCCATCTTCTATTGATATCTACAAGGGTTGTTTTGCCTGCCTCATCGGCTATATAAAAACCTAGCTTCTGTCCATCATAAGCACCCTCTGTTGACGATTTAAAGTCTATTCCTGACATTAACTCTTCGCCATCTATATCTACCTTGCCACTTTGGAATTTAAGACCTGTAGCAGGAACTTTACCTGTGTTAGGCATATCTGATACTGGCTTAAAGAAAGAAGGCAACTTTCTAAATGGGTTAACTATTGCTTTCCTAAATACGGACTTAGCATCATCATCTGTTTTAGATTGGATACCTGTCCAAAAGTTTTCTGACCTTGTTGTTTGTTCTAATGCAATAGCACCTGCTCTATAGGTTTTACCACTACGACGTTTAGTAGTTTCACATAACCCAAATGCATTATCATCTTCTACGGTATATTGCCAAGCATAAAAGAAATCTCTATCTACCTTTCTATATTTAGGCAACCCAATATCAAGGTGATAACAAGAAAGGTAAAACCAATGAGTACCTGTTATGTAGGTAGGTTTATTGTTATTCATAAACCAATGACCACCTATTCTACGTATCCAGCAATACTCTTTAAATTCTTTCAAATCTGGGTGGATATATCTTGGGTCTTGTTTTTGCTTTTCAGCTTCTTCTTTTTCCCATATTGGAAACTTTTCCCAACGCTTATCAATCTCCCAATAACAATTATCAAATTTAATAGAACGTCTTTCAACTCCTACTTCTTGGTAGTCACCAGTATAAGGGTTATACACATATCCTTCTTTAGGAAGATGACATATCAACCCTTGTATGTTTTCTGATTTACCACCTATACTTTTTATCATTTCTTTTTCATTTGAGCAGCTATGTATTCTGGAGTAAATTTCCTTGACTCATCAAACTCGTCCATAGCATCGGTATCCCCAGAGAATAACTTGTTATATAATGCTTCTATCTTATTAATCATTTCGTCCATTTGATTAATAAGTTTGTTTTTAATTTCTACTGCCTTTAATATATCTATTTCTTTGCCACCGTCCTGGTCCTCAATTCTTTTATTAACCCTTTCAGCGTATTCTTCAAATGTGGCCTCTAATGAGCAGATAAGCGTCCATACTCGGCTATTAATAACATATCTTGTAAAGTTAAGCATTAACTCAAAGTTAGGCTTTTCTGTTAGCCCTACTGTTTGTTTAGCCCATTCTTTTCTTCTGGTTATATCACTAAACTCTTTTACTGCTGGGGAGTTATAGTCATAAACCCAAGCCATGTATTGTATTTGTTTATTTATATCTTTTGTAAAGCTTTGTTTTGGTAATATATCATTTAACCTAGGATACGATGCAATCATATCTTGGGTATTAGGGTCTATAACCATCTTAGCTATTTGCTGTTTTGTATATCTACTCATAGCCATAGATTAATTCTGAATTTAAAATCATTCTTTCTTTCCCATCTGGAAATCTATAATACGCTCTAAATTCTTCTTTAAAATGACATATAGTTTCTTTAGGAAGTTCTAATATGCCTCCATTATATAAACCACAACCTTTTCTTTTCTTTGAACTAATACTATCAGGTATTATAATAAGAGATGATTTAGGGTTTGCCTTTTCTTCTATATCTTCTAATACAACCCATCTACCTACGCCTTCCCAATGGTCTCCAACCTTTCTAGCCAATATCATATCTTCTTCTGCTTCCCAAACAACTTCTCCATCATAATACTTTACATTAAGATAAGTTCTGTCCTCACCATTGGTATAGAATTGAGATGTAACTAGGTAATGGATAACAACTGTTTCTCCTTTTTGCAAATCAAGTTTACATCTTCTGCCAACTGAATGGACTACACCTTCTACGGTTGACCAATCCTCATGGTTAAATGAGCCATCAATGTATAACTCTAAACCACTTTCTGTTTTAATTTTTTCTTGTAATGCGTTAGGCAAGGTTATAAAAACCTTGTTTCCTATTGGGTGTTTAATCATTATTGTGTGTGTTTGTGATACGTTGTTATACGCAAAGATACGGAAGTTATCCGTATCCTGCGTATTTTAATTTACTTTTTCTTAGCCATTGCCTTTCTTCCAGCCATAGCTTTTTTCATCATTCCAGCTTTGCCGTACTTTTTCATACCAACTTTAGCTGCGATTGCTGCTCCAATTTCTTTAGCTTTCTCTGCTGATTTACCTTTTTTCATGTACTCTTTAGCAGCGCCTTTAGCTAATGCTTTGAAACCAATTTTTGTTGCTTTTTTCTTTTCCATATTATTTTCCTTGACCTCTATATTTTTTAGGGCGAGGTCTATGTTTATTATACGTTTTTTTTGCACTTCCTCTTTTACGAGGTCCAAATGTTATTTTATTTGAGTTACTGATTTGCTTTGCCATTTTTATTTTTTTTGTCCATTAATTTTTTACCTAATAACCCAAGAGCTGCTGTAGAAAATGCTTTTATTTCACCTTTACCTTTTTTAATTTTATCTGGTATTTCAAACTCATACCATGTATTTCCTTTGCTATCTGTTACAAGTTTTACATCTTCTCCATAAAGTTTTTTAATCATTTTAGGATATGTTTCATATTTTTTTAAAATTGTTTCGTGTTTAGAAGGATAAAATTCAAAATCTTCTCCTTGTTTAATTTTATTTATTTTTTCAATTTCTTCTGGGGAAAAAAAATCTTGAATATAATTATTTAATTCTTCTTCTGAATAATTATCATAATAGTTTTTTAAAGTTTTTTTATTAATTTTTGTATAACCT